ATGTTATTGTAATAGCTGTTCCAATACCAGATCCAGATGTATCAATTAATAATTGATCACCATCTACGGCAGTGTATGCAGTTGTGGGTGTATAATATCCTTTTTGTCTAATACCTAGATTAACGTTTGTGCCATCTGAATATACTAAACATTTTGATCCAACTGGTAATGCAATACCAGTTCCAGATGCTGTTTTAATTGTTAATGTAAAATTACTAGTAGATCTAGTAGTTGCATCTTCAACAATAAAAACTCTTTCAGCACCGTCAGGCATTGTAACTGTTCTGTTTGCAGCTAAAGTTCCTGTAAATTTAAAATATAAATTTTTACCATTTGATACAGCATGGTTAGATAAAGCTAACGCTACATCACTAGCGGCAACATCAACAGATATATAACCACTAGCTGCTTGTTCTAATATCTGTAAATTAGTATTAGTAATAGTACCCCAGGTACCTGATTTTTCACCTGTTGTTATTAATTCTAGTTTTAAATCACTCGACGTGCTTGATGCCATATTACTCCTATGGGTTTAATGGGTCAATCTCAACCCATGTTTGTGACACCCCTGGAGGTATCGGGTTCCATGATACCACATCTACCGTGCCTGTTGCAAGGTTTATTCTGTTGCCTGTTACAGTCACTTGTTTGTCCACTCTTGTGGTAACATTACCAATTGTTGCATTTATTCTACTACCTGAAACAATAACAAGAGCTTTACCGACTATAGCTGGAGAACCTGAGTTTAGATTAACTCTGCTACCAGTAGCGACAGTTCGAATACTAATACCGCCAGAACTTCCAAAAGGTGCTGCTGCAAATGATGATCCTCCAAAATACATTTATTACCTCGCTGTTGGAAAGGTTGCGCTATCCCAAGTCATTGAAACTCCTGGTAGTACACCATCCCATTTTAGAATTGTAGCCTCTGATGTATCTAAATTTACTCTTGAGCCAGTAACCAAAGTGCTTGCACCTGCAGTTATTGTCACTGTTCCTGAAGATAGATTTGTTCTACTTCCTGTTACAGATACAGTTGCATTTGCTTCTACATCAGCATTACCAATTGTTAAGTTTATTCTACTACCAGTTACAGAGAAATTTGCATCTGCTGATATTGTTACGGTTCCAGTACTTATATTAGCTTGAGAACCAGTAGGTTCAACAGTTGCTTTTCCAACTATTGTTGGACTACCACTATTTGCATTTATTCTACTTCCAGATACCGGATAACCAAAAGCAATGGTAGGAGTGCCTGTGTTTAAATTTACTCTGCTTCCTGTGATTGCAGTTACAGCTTTAGCTACAATAGTTGGATCTCCAGTAGTAATGTTTACTCTAGATCCATCAGGTGTAACTATAACACCTACACCCTCTATTACAGATGTATTACCTATTGAAAAGTTTACTCTACTACCAGTTACTGCAAAATTAGCTTTACCTACTAATGATACTGTTCCAGTAGATTCGTTTATTCTAGAACCTGTAACATTAACAAAAGCGTTAGGGTTAAAACCTGGGTCTCCAAATGGAGATGCTGCAAAGGGTGTTCCTCCAAAATACATATAATATAATCCTTAAAAGGGAGCTGCGTGGTATGTGGTGGTGACACAGCCCCCATCTAAGAATTATATCATCGTTTAAACCAGGAAGGAAGACCTAAATGTAGACGCTTGTCAAACATATTATTCTTAGCTCCAGGTGTTTTACGATTGTTATAATGCAGAAAAACCTGTACACATTCTTTGCCTTTGAATTTTTCCCTCCAATGTTCTAGCTCACAACCAGAATAAACCAACATATCTCCTGGTTTTAAATCTACTTTAACACCCTTTTTACCAACCTCTCCAGATGGCTCCAGATATATAGGCCAATCATCACCACCAAGATTCATTGTAGTTGATATCTCACAACTAAATCTATCTTTGTGTCGTTTTAATTCATCACCTTTTTTGTATATTCTCGCGTATGTATAAGCTGGATATAATTTTAATCCTGTAGCTTTTTCCATACCTGGTTGACACTTAAGTAATAAAGTTTCCATAGCCATATTAGCGTATTGAGAATAAGTATTTGGAATCTGTTCATTTTCACCTTCGTAGTATCCGAGTATAGTTTCAAAAGGCGAAAAGTATCTATGCTGTCTACAAGTATCGTATACTTGTTTTTGCATTCTAAAATAATTAGCAATAAATGTTGCAAGATCTTTTGATATCGCTTGACGAATAATTGTGTATTTTTTCTTTTTAAACATCTTTAGCCATTTCTTTTGGTACTGCTTGTATGTTCCAATGTATAAATCTAAAAGGCTCTTTACCATGATCTACTGAATACTCATGCTCCAAATAACCTGGAAATATAATTAATGTTCCTGGTTTTGGTTTAATATGAAATTGTTCGTGACCTGGCCACACACCTTTTAAGTTTGGTTTCATTTTTAATTTTGTACATCTTGCACCTGTCTTTGGTTCGTGAAATACAGGAAAAGAAGTTTTATCACTACATTTTAAAAAATAAAATCCTGATACGTGTTGATTCCAATGTATGTGTGCAGAATGATGACCACCACCTTTTTTAGCAAACTCTTGTACCCATAATTCAGAAAACATAGTTGTATATTGTGACATGTCATAACCTTGATGATCTAAGTATTCCCAAGACTTTTGACCAATGTAATTTCTAAAATCTAAAAAGTCATTGTCAGCTGTAAGTGGTGTTGAATGATATGATCTGCCAAAATCACCGTGTTCTTTTATATATGCTTTTTCTCTTTTACGAGCATCACTAATATATTTATTACTCGCTTTGTTTAATGATTTAACAAACTCTGGTTTTTCTTCACTCCATATTACAGTTGGAAAATAATTATTTATAAACATTATTTAAAAGGCCTTCCTAAATGCCATACCACAAGACTATATCTTGTGCCTGATGTTACCGGTTTAACTCTATGCCACACAAAACTAGGAAATATAATAATAGATCCTTTTGGTAGTATCTCTCTACATTGTATTCTATGTTTTGATTCATCTCGCATATTTGGTTCATAATTTCTAAAATCAAACTCTAACTCACCACCTTTATATTCTGAACCATCTGTTAATTGACAAGTCATAGATAGTTTTCTAATTTTACCTTTTTCTGGTCCTTCTTTTTCATAAGGTTTATCCCAGCTATCACAATGCCAATCGTAATATTGATTTATTTTATATTTTGTAAATTGACAAGATTCAGATCTGTCCCAATCAAAATTCCAACCCGCATTTCTATTTGCTTCATGAACATATGGATGTAACTCCTTATATATCCAGGTATCATTAAGCCATACCAAATCAGATTTTCTTTTTTTCTGTATATTTTTTACATCTTCTTTTGATAATTTTTCTTTGTCATATCCACCGGTTCTGGCTAATACTTCTTTTTGTGCATTAGCATATTGTATCACCTCATCACAAAATCTTGGTGTGAGTGCACTTTTAAAATACCAATAGTAATTAGATATATTCATAATTAAGATTTATTACCATTCTTGTATCTGTATCGGTTTGACCAACAGCTCTGTGTTTTTTGTTTGCATCAAAAACAATTATTTTATTTTTTTCACATTTTATTTTTTTATTTTCAAATTCTGTATAGCCATTATTACTATTTACATAATAAATAGCTGTTTTATGTTTTAAATTATCTGTAAACTTATCTGTATGCCAAGCACATTTTGTATTTCCTCTTAAACATAAATTAGCTCTTACATTTAACAACTTTTTTATTTTAAGTTTTTTTATTATCGAATCTATTAAAAACATAGCAGACGAAGATACTTGTCCATCTTGAAAAAAAGTATGACTTAAAAAAGGAGTATTATTTTTTATATCCTCACATTGTTTAGGTATGTAATACCAAGGAAAAATATTACTTAAAAATTCTTTATGAATTGTATCTGAATTTTTTTTGGATATAAAATTTTTATATATATTCATACGTTATAGTTTGTACAAAATTTAATGAATCTTTTTGATAGTTAGTTAAGTAATACATATTAGTTGATGGAAACATAATAAACATATTGTCTTTAAGTTCTATATCCCAAGATCCACCTTTACGTCTATTATCTTCATAGTATATTCTGACTATACAGTTCTTAACTTTTACACCATAGAGTAATGTATAATCTGGTGAGTTACGTAAATCTACTGGATCTATGTTTAATAAAGGAGTTGTAATCTCGCTAGGTTTATATATGTCACCCCACGTTTTTTTGTTAATTAAAGTAAAACCATACTCTAAATTTATATGATCTCTCATATAAGTGTTTAACATATCAAACGTTCGTGAGAATGGAAACTCTATGTTTTGAATCCAACTAGATAAAATATCTTTTTCTAATTTATTTCGGTCAATATCCCAGCCTTTAGGCATTGTTACATCACCGTAATATAATGCTATTTCAGATAATACTTTCTTTTGCATACCACATACCATTGTAATTTATGCGTTATTGTCTGTCAAGTCCCAAGACTGGCCAGA